GATCTGGTGACTGGTGCTACCGGTCTCGATAGCGAGGTCAGCAAAGACGGCGGAACGTTTGCCGATGCGACCAATGAGGCAACTGAGATTGCCGCGTCAAGCGGGGTCTATTACCTCGACCTGACATCGACCGAGATGAACGCCGACACGGTGGCGGTGATCGTCAAGACGACGAGCAGCGGGGCGAAGACTACCGTGCTCGTTATTTACCCACTGGAGGATGGCGACATCGTTGCCAACATGACGCAGGTCGGCGGGCAGACTGCATCGGCGAGCGGGACCGTGACGTTTCCTGCGGCGACCCTGGCGAGCACGACGGGAGCGGTGGGCTCGGTGACTGGTGCTGTGGGCTCGGTCACGGGGAATGTCGGTGGAAACGTCGTCGGGTCAGTGGGCAGTGTCACTGGCAATGTGGGCGGGAATGTGGTGGGGTCGGTCGATAGCGTGACGGACCCAGTGACGGTAGGCACGAACAATGACAAGACGGGATACAGCTTGGCGACGGCTCCCCCGACTGCTGGGGCAATTGCCGACGCGGTGTGGGATGAGCCGTACAATCAGCACACAACGGCGGGCACGTTCGGCAAGCTCATGGACATCCTGCGGAAGGCCAACTACGTCACCGATGGCAGCGTGGCAGCAGGTGGCACGCCGACTACGACGGTATTCCGCACCGATCTCACCGAGGCTACCGGCACCTTCGACAATCAGACGCTGCTCTTTGTCTCGGGGTCGTTGACTGGGCAATCGGCACCCATCGAGGGATACAGCGTGACCAATGGGCAGATTACGTTGGGCGATTTTCTGACTGCGGCACCGACTGCGGGCGATGCGTTCGTGATCTTGCCCGACCATGTGCATCCCCTAAGCGAGATTGCAGACGCAGTATTGGACGATGCAGTTGAGGGAGGCGAGACGCTGCGGCAGGCCGTGCGACTGATTCGAGCGGCTGCTGTGGGCAAGCTGTCCGGCGCAGCGACCACGGAAATTACCATTCGCGACGCGGCAGACACCAAGGCCAGAATCACGGCGACGGTCGATAGCAACGGCAACCGGTCAGCAGTCACGACGGACGCTACCTGATGTTCGCATCCCGCTACTTCGCTCGAAGGTACTTTCCCGGGCGGTACTTTCCGCCGGTCGTGGGGGTGACTCCTCCACCATCAATCACAGACTCTCGGCTGGAGTACACAGTGGGAGCGTCTCGGTTGGGCTATACGATCCGGCCCGGCGTGGTAGGCTATACGGTAGACCGGTCGATTCTGGGCTACGAGGTGAAGCGATGAGTGACCTGACATGCAGGCAGACCTACAGCGTGGCCCGTGGCGAACTGCGGGCGGTGTTGGTGGACTTCGGCGAGAACACTGCGGGCGCAGAGACCGGGGCACTCAAGGCCGGTGACACGCTGGCATCGGCGACGGTGAGCGTATCGAGCAAGCCCACGGGAGCGACAGACCCGACGTTATCAGCAGTGACCGTCAATGGTGCGGTGGTCTACGTCAACGGGCGTGCGTGCTCAGCAGGTGAGGCCGCGTCATTCACGCTGACAGTCGGGGCGAGCCAGACGCTCGGTCGGTATGTGTTGCTCATCAGCGGGACAACGGCCAACGGTGAGATCATCAAGCGGCGATTGCTTGTCGATGTGGGGGCTGAGTGATGGCGAGACGACGATTGCCACGAGTCGAGTTGCCAGCAGATCAGGAGATACGCTACGGCGCGATGACGCAGGCTATTGACCACACAGGGTGGGTTCGCACCGTAGCCTACTGCGAGTTCGGCGGTCATCTCTACCAGATCGAGAACGGGCAACCGACCGGTCTTCGGTGGTACAAGGCGTGGGATTGCCAAGAGAGCGAGATGGTCGAGGTGAACTTTGGGCTATTGGTGGGCAATGCCTAAGCTGCCTGCCCCGCATCGCAAGAGACTCCCGCAGATCAAGAGGCACGAGTACTCGCGATGGTATCATCTCCCGTTGTGGCGCAAGCTCAGACAGCAGGTGATGGAGAGGGACGCGTGGACGTGCAAGGCATGCGGCAAACCCACTGGAGCATCGGGCAACTGTGACCACATCGAACCGCATAAGGGGAACTGGGAGTTGTTCGTCGCGATGCACAATCTTCAGGCACTCTGCCAATCTTGCCACAGCCGCAAGTCGGCGACCGAGTGACTGCCACGACGGCAGCCGAAAAAACTTGCGGGAACGTGTCATTTTGGCAGCCAAGGGGGGGTCTCAGGACCTGGCCGGAAACGTACAGAACCACGAGCGGCATCGGCTACATATTTTCGACACCCAAAACTCCCCTTGGCGGGGGGATTGGGGGGATTTGGCAGTCTGGGCCGGTTGGGCCGGTTGGGAGGGAAGCCACAATGGCAGGTGACAAGGAACTGGCAGCGGTGCCCAAAATCGGGGCAACTGCCATTGGTGACAGGTGCGAATGATGAGACTGCGAGACCGAATCAAGGAATTCCGGCGAGTGTCGGCCCACGAACTCCAGCCCAATCCCAAGAACTGGCGAACGCATCCCACGGCGCAACAGGACGCTCTAAGAGGCGTGCTGGCCGAGGTGGGCATAGCGGGAGCGGTCTTGGCTCGCGAGACCGCAGAGGGCGGCTTGATGTTGATCGACGGGCACCTGCGAACCGACGTGATGCACGATCAGGAGATTCCCGTCCTGGTGCTCGACGTGGACGAAGCTGAGGCCGACAAGCTGCTGGCGACGATTGACCCACTCGCGGCGATGGCAGAGGCAGACGCGGGCAAGCTGGATGAGTTGCTGCGGGAGATCGACACCGGGAGCGAGGCATTACAGGAGATGCTCTCGAAGCTGGCCGAAGATGCTGGCGTTCTCGATGGCCTCGATGCCAAGGAGATCGTTGAAGACGAGGTGCCCGAGCCGCCGGTCGATCCGATCACGAAGCCAGGCGACTTGTGGGTGCTCGGTGAGCATCGCTTGCTCTGCGGCGACTCGACGAAGTCCGAGGATGTCGAGCGGCTGATGGCGGGGGCGAAGGCCGATCTGTGCTTCACGTCGCCGCCATATGCTCTGGGAAAGTCGGTGGCATTGTCTGGCAACAAAAAAATGGCGGCGAAAGCCAACGCATACGATGACCACGAAGACAACGCCGCCGATTGGGCCGGACTAATGTCCGCGTGGTTCGGTGCAAGCGATAGGGCTGTGTCCGATGCGTGGGTGGTCAACGTGCAGCCGCTGGCTGGAAACAAGCGAGACCTAGTCAGGTTTATCGCGGACAACGCGGGCAGGCTTGTCGATGTCGCGACGTGGGACAAAGGGCACGCCGCACCACAGATGGCGGCCGGCGTCATGGCGTCGCGTTACGAGTGGATGATTATCTTTGCCGCCAGCGATGGCGCGTCGAGGGCCGTCCCGCTCTCATCGTGGCAAGGCACCGTCCAGAGCGTCTACGTTGCGCCTCCGCAAAGAGGAAACCAGTTTTCAGACATCCATGCGGCCACCATGCCGCTACACGTTCCGGCTTGGGTGATGCAGACGCTATGCGACCAATCAAAGAGCGTGTATGAGCCGTTTTGTGGAACCGGCACCACGCTAATCGCAGCGGAACAACTGGGCCGCAAGTGCTACGGAATGGAGATCAGCCCGCAGTATTGCGACGTGATCGTGAAGCGGTGGGAGACACTGACAGGACGAAAGGCGGTGAGGGATGCCCGGTGACTTGATTGACGAGCGGAACACATCGCAAGACCTGCGACTCGTGCAGATGGCGATTCGGAAGAAATGGCAGATTCCCGAGTCAGTGTTTCAGCACTTGCCGACACGCATTGCCCAGATTGCGGCAGACGAGAAACGCAATGACCGCGACCGAATCAACGCAGCGAAGTTGCTGGTGTCGATGAACGGGCAGAACAACGAGGGCGAGAAGAACGTCACGACAATCACCGTCCAACACCCAGGGGCCGACCTGCTCGACTGATGGCGTACCGATTCTGCAACGACACCGCCGACAGAGCGGAACGATTCTTCTCTCAGTTGCTGACCTTCGTGGAGGGGGAGAAAGCAGGCACGCCGTTCGCGCTGGAGCAGTGGCAGCGAAAGATTGTCCGCGATGTGTTCGGGTGGTTGCGTGACGATGGCACGCGTCGATATCGCATCGCCTACATCGAAGTCCCTCGAAAGAACGGCAAGTCGAGTTTCGCGGCGGGTATCGCTTTGTACCTGCTGCTGTGCGACAAGGAACAACGACCGCAGGTCTACTCATGTGCTGGGGACCGTGACCAGGCACGCATCGTGTTCAACGCGGCCCGGGCGATGGTCGAGCGCGGATCGGCACCACTCAAAGAGAAGGCGGAGTTGCGGCAGTACCAGATCAGGGCTAGAGCGAACGGCGGGTGGTACGAGGCGTGCTCAGCGGACGACTACAAGGGCCACGGTCTCAGCCCCCACGGCATCATCTTTGACGAGTTGCACGTTCAGCCCAATCGTCTCCTCTGGGACGCAATGCTGTCGGGGCGCGGTGCTCGACGGCAACCCCTCGTGGTGGCCATCACGACGGCGGGGCATGATCGCTCCTCGATCTGCTGGGAGATGCACCAGCGGGCGAAGGCAGCAATCGCGAATCCTGAAGCGGACCCGACGTTCTACGCCGTCATCTTCGGTGCCGATGAAAAAGACGACTGGAAGAGCGAGGAGGTCTGGAAGAAAGCGAACCCCAATCTCGGGGTGTCTGTGAGTCTGGAGTTCCTCCGTGAGGAATGCACAGCGGCACAGCACAATCCGGCCCACGAAAACGTCTTCCGCAATCTCTACCTCAATCAGTGGACCCAGCAGGCCATCCGCTGGATTCAGCTAGATGCGTGGGATAAGTGCCAGTCAGACATCACCCTCGATGAGTTCGCGGGCGAGCCGTGCTGGGCTTCGCTGGACTTGGCATCGACGCGAGATATCAACTCCCTCTCGCTGCTGTTCCGGCGTGAGCAGGACTACCACGTCTTTAACAAGTACTGGATGCCGCAGACACCCCGAGACATCAAGGCCCGGGCGGATCGCGTGACCGTCGAGAACTGGGGCAAGCAGGGCTTGATACGACAGACCGAGGGCGACGTAACAGACTATCGCGTCATCGTCGATGACATCATTGAACTGATGGAACGGTTTGAGTTGCAGGTGCTCGCCTACGACCCGTGGGGACCGGCCCGAGCAATGGCACAGATGCTGGTTCAGTCTGGCTTTCCCGAGGACAAACTGCGAGAATTCCGCCAGAATATCGGCTCGTTCGCTGCACCGTCGAAGGAATTCGAACGCAGGGTCGGGAATGCAACGATTCGGCACGATGGCGACCCGGTGCTGCGGTGGATGGTGGGCAACGTCGCGGCGTTCAGGGATAACAATGACAACATCAGGCCGAGCAAACACAGATCGGCGGACAAGATTGACGGAGTGGTAACGACGATCATGTCGCTGGGGCTGGCGATGGCGGAGATGCAGAGCGGGTCGGTTTACGAGACTTCGGGGAGCCTGTTGCTATGACGATGCTGGCGAATGTCCGTCGGAGTCTTGCCCAGTGGATCGCGCCGTCTTCGCGTGCGATGCCGCAGCAGGTGGCCGACGCACTGCTGTCCCGATCTGCTGCTGGGGTGCCGGTCAACGAATTGACGGTGCTTACATCGTCGGCGGTGTTCGCGGCCATCCGCATCATCGCCGAGACCATCGGACAGATTCAGTGGGAAGTCTACGAGCGACGCGGGGAATCTGATGTCGAGCTCTACGACCATCCGCTGGCGTACCTGCTTGACCGTGAGCCGAATCCCGAGATGACGGCCTTCTCCTGGCGGGTGGCGATGCTGACGAGCTACTACCTGCATGGGAACATGATCGCCGAGATCGAGCGTGACGGAGCAGGTCGGCCCGTGTCGCTGTGGCCGATTCACCCCGGGCGAGTCGAGATCCACAGGAACGGCGGCGGGCTGATGTACCGCGTCCGCAATGAGACGGGGCAGATTGAGGCGGAGTTGCCAGCGGCCAACATCTATCATGTCCCGCTGATGGCTGGAGACGGGGTGGTGGGTCGTGGGCTGGTGCATCGGGCGAAGGACTCGATTGGGCTTACGCTCGGCATCGAGAAGTACTCGGCGAGTTCGTTCGCCAATGGCGCACAACCTGGCGGGATTCTGCGACACCCGAACAAGCTCACCGATGCTGCTCGGGCGAACATGCGGAGCGAGTGGGAGGCCCTGCACAGGGGAGCGAACAACGCCGGGCGAATCGCTGTTCTCCAGGAAGGCATGGAGTTCCAGGCTATCCAGATGAGTGCGACCGATACGCAACTCATCGAGCAGCGGCAGTTTCAACTGACCGAGGTGGCCCGCTGGTTCAATCTTCCCCCGCACCTTCTGCGTGATCTGTCGCGGGCGACATTCGGCAACATTGAGCACCAGTCGCTGGAGTACTTGACGTATACGATCAGGCCAATCACGGTGGCGATGGAGCAGGAGGCCCAACGGCGGCTGCTGACCGGGACGGAGAAGGCGACGCACTACACCGAGCTAGACATTGACGACCTGTCACTGGCAGATCGCCAAAGCCGATACGCGGCGTATGCTGTCGCCCGGCAGAATGGGTGGATGAGTGCCAACGAGATCCGAGATGAGGAAGGCATGGACCCGATCCCCGGTGAAGAAGGTGATGCGTACCTGGTCAATGGGAACATGGTGCCGATCTCGGTGGCCATGACGGCGAGACCCACACCGTCTCCAGTTGCGACCCAGACCGCAGCAGCACAGGACGCCCAGACAGACCTTCCACAGGACGAGCAGATCCGGGCTGCATTCGTGGAGGTGCTCGCGGGTGCCATGGGCAAGCTGAGCAACAAAGAAGCACTCCAAGCCATGAGTGCGGCGAAGAAGCCCGCGAAGTTTCTCGCGTGGCTCGATGAGTTCTACGGGGATCATCGCTCGGCATTGGTCGAGACCCTCGGCCCCATCGTGCGAGCGTACACGCTGGCGACCGGGCGGCAACTCGATACGGCTGGCATCGTGGAACAGCACATCCGGCAGCGGCGGGAATCGTTGCTCGAAGTGGCAGGCAAGGCGACTGCTGATCTCTTGCCAGCGATGGTGGAGAACACAGTAAGCGGGTGGAACTTGGAAGCGATTCGGTCATTCTCTCGGGAGGTGTGCTGTGAGTGAACGCGAAGAACGAGCGTTGATTGCCGAGGGGCTTGAACTGCGGGCCGAGGGCGAGACTGGCAAGTTGACCTTGCGGGGTTACGCGGCGGTCTTCAACTCGTTGTCTGAGCAACTGCCGGGGAACAATGGGACATTCCGCGAGGTCATCCGCCCGGGAGCATTCCGCGACAGCTTGGCCCAGGGTGCCGACGTGCGGTTTCTCTTGAACCACGAGGGGCTCCCGCTGGCTCGCACCACCTCGGGGACGTTGCGTCTGAAGGAGGACACCAGGGGACTCGTGATTGATGCCGACCTCGACCCGAGCGACCCGGACGTTCAACGCATCGTGCCCAAGATCAGGCGGGGCGACCTCTCCCAGATGTCGTTCGGCTTCGTGACCCGGCGCGACAACTGGCGACAGGAGAGCGGCGGCCAGGTGCGCGACCTCCTCGCGGTCGATCTGCTCGACGTGTCGGCTGTGACCTACCCGGCGTATCGAGCGACCGAGGTAGCCTTGCGGTCTCTGGCCCGTGCTCAGGCTGCCCAGCAGGCCCCATCGCTAGACGCTCTGTATGACCGGCTGACGGTCTCGGAGAGTCGGGCGGCTGTCTCTACTCGCCCCACGGCGGGGATGGCTGCGGCGGCTCGTGAGGGGCTCAGGCTGCACGAGGCCGGGCGGTCGGGGGATGGGCTTAAGCCAGAGACTGTGCGGCGGGCTGGGATCATCTCCCGGCGTGAGGCACTGACTCCCGATCACGTCATCGAGATGTCGGCGTGGTTCGCCAGGAAGGCGAGTGAGAAGACCCCCGGCTGGGACAGGGCGGGCGAAGAGACCCCCGGGTACGTCGCCTGGCAACTCTGGGGCGGGGACGCTGCGAGGGACTGGAGCACCGCCAAGGCGAAGGCGTTGAAGTCCAATTAGATTTGGCGTTGACGATGAGTACCTCGGTGGTACGATTCGTTCATTGATACCTTCCGCGACCTTGGCACCGGTCACACGATCGCCCAAGGGAGCGTGAGCAGTCGAGATATCCCGGCCTAAGTCGGGCGTCGCGATTGCCAGCAGGTGTGTGTTTTACACCCTGTCGGCGACCGATGCCCGCACGTTCGGACAGTCGCTGACTCTTTCCAAAGGAGAGCGACTGTGCTCCAAGAGTTGCTGAACAAGACCCGCGAGAAGCGGGCTGCGTCTCTGGCCGAGGCCGAGACCATCGTCACCAAGGCCGGGGCTGAGGCTCGGGCGGTCACCGAGGAAGAGAACAAGTCGTACAACTCGGCGATGGCTGCTGCCGATGCGGCCCACGTCGAGGA